AAAGTTTGGCTGAATAAGGTCCAATCGTTAATGAATAAATACGACCAGTTGCTTTTTGAATGTTTCCACTGATTGCAGCAAGCCAATCTCCAATAATTCTAGATACTCCTAATAAACTTTCTCTTACTGCTTTTAAATTAAATCCTTTTTTAAATACGGCTTCTGCCATTTTAAAGCCTCTAACATCAAGAGCATTAAGGAACAAACCCATTATTCCTTTTCTAAATTTAGAAACTTCTGGGACAGATTTTTTAGGTGCCTCATAAATAGACTCATTAGTTTTTTTAAATATTTTATTAAATTTACTAACTGAATCTTTACTTATCCTCATATTTTTAGTAAGTTCTAATACTTCATCTATCATAGACCTAAATGACTCTGGCAATTTTCCTGTTTTTAAAGTGTCTATTAAATCATTATATGTTTTAGTTAATTCTATTACTTGTTTAGCTGCTTTTTCTCTAGTATTAATTAGTTTTTCTTCTAACTCTAAAATTTTACCTTCAAATAACACTCTCCATGTATCAAATATTTTCATTTGTTTGTCTGTCATTGTTTTTAAAGCCTCTTCAGGGAATAATTTAATAAAATCATCAGCAGACATTCCTTCAGGAATAGCCAAAGAACCTCTACCCCAACCTTCTTTGCTAAGTTGAGAAATTATTCCTTCATTAAAAGCACGTCTTACATCTTTTAATTCTTTTTGTATATCTTTTAGTTCTTTAGTTAGTTCTTTTGTAAGAGTATCAACTTTAGCATCTCTAACAACTTCAACTCTATTAATAATATTCTTTGGTAAAGATTTAGCAAAAAGTCTGCTATTAATATTAATTAATCTATCCTCTAATGTTGCTGAATAACCGCTACCCATTTTATCAGAAGAAGATAAAGCTACACCAGTTATAACTTTATTAACTTTATCTAAACCTCTATCAATATTTCGCATATAAAAAGCTAAACCAGCTAAAGATGCTACAACAACTGCTGTTGCAGCTTCCCAACTAGACTGGATAAGATTAGCAAATTTACCCCAGACATTTAACCCTTCAGATTGGCTAATTCCTGCTCCGCCAGAAGGAGTATTTTTATTTGAATTAGATAAAATTATAGCACTTTTTTCGATAGCTTCTGCGCCTTCTAATAAGTAATTTTTTGTATCTTTTGCAGCATCTACTAATATATATGCAGTATTATCTACCGTGTCTAAAACTGACTCATCAAAATCATCTGTTATTCTTGAAACATATTTTGCGGCACTTAAAATATTATTTTTTAGATTGTATTCATCTAAAGACTCACTTAAAACAGTACCTAATTTTTCTAAGTCTTCTTTTAAAATCTCATCCATTGGTTTAGCTATCCAGGTATCAATTGGTAGCTCTATAAGCATTTTTTTAGTTGGTGTGTATAACATTTCTAGTGTTTCTAAGAATTTAGTTATACCAACGTCTTTTCCTAATTCTTTTGTAGCTATACCAAATTGTTCTATTAAGAACAATAATTCTTCAACTTTATCACTATATCTTGATAATAAAGTTTCGTTATTTTCTATAGCTACAGAAAGTTCATTAAAATGAACTCCTGTTTTATCAGCTATTCTTTGTAGATAAGTAAGGGCATTACCAGCGGCTTCTGTTTTTTCTCTCATTTCTTCTAGTGTATCAGTCTCTTCTATAAAAATACTCGCTAGTTTACCTATAGTAGTAGTTATTGAAGATTCATCTATATCAAAATCTCCAAGATTTTTACTTAATCCTTCAGCGGCTTTAGAAGAGGCTCTAGCAGAGACTTCTACAACATTTTTCATGTTTGCACCAAATTCTTTAGCCGCTAAAGCTAATTTAGTCATGCCTTTAAGAGTATGACCAGTTTCTTCTCCTATTTCTAATAGATACTCTTTTACTTGTTTAGATGTAGAGGCAATACCTTTTATATAACTACCTATTTCTTTTAAGTTGTTTTTAACTTCTATATAATTACCAACAGCCCACATAGAAATAAATGCTGCACCAGCTATTGCAATACCTTTAGAAAGATAATTTACAGTAGCTCCTAGCATAGTTGCAGCTTTATTAGCTGCAACCATTTGTGTTGCCATTTTACCAACAGAAAACCCTAATAACCTCATAACTTTAATCGCTAAAGTATACCCTACAAATAGTTTTAATAGAGTTTCATTTGCTGTCACTACTTTTGATAGAATAACTAAAACAGAAGTAAAAGCAGCTATTAATGGTTGTAAACTTTGAAGCATTGGTATGAACATACCTGAAACAGTATCAAATGTTTTAAGCATGGCTTCGCCAACAGTTTTTGCCATAGGAACAAGATTTGATTTAATAAAGGTAAATAAGGCTTTAGAAGCAGATAATATTCTATCTATAACCTTAGACATAGCATTAAATATATTTCTAAGGGCTGTTTGACCTTTATCTGAGCCTAGATAGTTATATAAATCTTCTACTTGCTTTTTTATAATACCATAAATAGGTTTTGTGGCTTCTTGAAATTGAATATATAAAGAGTCTTTCATATTAGACCATATACCTTTTAAAGTTTTTGCTTGAAGTTCCATTCCACCTTCGAAGCGTTTTTTAAGCTCCATCATAAGAGCATCGGCATATGTCATTCCAGCATATTTGCCACCTTGTTTAAACTCTTCTTTATCCATTTTAAGACCATAAGATAAGGCCCTTCTAAACATACCTTGTACGGCATCAGCAGCCATTTCTACAGCATCAGTAATATCTCTACCGAAAGCTGAAGCTGCATTACCTAATGGTTCTAACCATTTATCAGAATCCATTGAATAAGCACGAAGTTTTACAACAGCATCAGTTACTTGTTTTATTTCATACGGAGTTTCTCTAGCAAATTCTACAATACCAGCCATTTCTTGTTTTGCTGCTGTTAATGAACCAAGAGTGGTTTGAAGAGAAATTTCGAACTGTTCCATCTCACTATTTATAGAGATAAGTTTCTTAGAAAGTACTGCACTAGCAATACTAAAAGCTGCTACTAATCCTGCTCCACCTGCGGAAAAAGCTCCCACAAGTATATCGCCAAATCTAGTAGCTATTTTATTTAACTTTCCAAAATACCCATATATCTTTTCGAACCATTTTTTACTTTCTCCAGTATTAAAAATACTTGAGACATTATCTCTTAATTTTTTTAGTACATTTTTTACTTTAGCATCGTTAAAAGAGAATAGTCTAGTAAAGCCACCCTCTCCACCAAGCATAGAAAAAATATTTCTAAGTTTTTTGGATACATTATCTATTAATCTTATAGATAAAACAGAACTAAAAGTTCTATTAAACCTGTTTAATTGAGAGTATAGAACACTAGCGGCAGCTTGTGCTTTACGATAATTTAATCTTACTGTAAAATCTAGATTATTTTCACTCAATTATATTTTCACCTTTCCTACGCCATTCTCCATTTGTTTTCGCATCTCTGCTTTTTTTCTACCAACTTTTTCCCATTCAGCTTCTATGTTCAAAATAATTCTTAAATCTCTCATAAACTCAGGGTCTTGGTCTAATGTTCCTCCTGGTTTTGGAAGTACGTTTGTAAGTTTCCAATCTATCCATTGTCTAACAGAAGGCAGGAGTGGCTTATCACCTAGCTCCTGCCCTCCATTTAATAGCGTCATTACTTGATTTTCAAGTTCTACGATAAAGGGATAATCTCCTTATCTCCTTCATCTTCTTCCTCACTCTTTAAAATTGGGTTACGTTCATAAATATCGTCTACCCAAACTTTAACTATCTCTGGGGGTAATTTTTTAATGTTGTTTGAAGTAATAGCTAATGTTTCACCATTTTCCCCAATAACATTCCAATTTACCATCAAAGTTTCAATAAGGAAGGCTCTTGTAGAACCTAACATCATATCAACTTCTGCTTTATCATCTTCTTTGCCTTTTTTCTTAGAGTTTGCTAATCTAACTTTAGAAGTTAAATCAATAAACTTTTGATAATCGGCTTCGTTCATTTTACGGTGCTCAAACCATGTCTTATCTTCTTCTGCTTCATTTTTCTCCCACGGTAAATAAACTCTAAATATTTCTGGTGCATTTGTTACATAAATTTTTTGAGCCATTTCTTTTACTCCTTTTCTAAACTATTACTTATAATAAACAGTGATAATATCTCCACTAGTAGGAGCCAATACGGTTCCTGTATTACTTACTACAATTCTACCAGATGCCAAAGTAACTGGTAATCCACCAAACATTACACGAGGAAATAAAAATTCTATATACTCTGTAGCTGCAGCTTTATCCTGAGCATCCATAAGTAAGAAATACACGTCATCTTCATACAAATTATACCCAGGAGTTGTTCTTCCTAGTCCACCATAAGTATAGGTTGCATAGTCATCAGCATCTTGGAATACTTGATTGAAATTAAGGTCAAATGTACGAGCGCCTTCAGTTACATTATTAAGGAATCTAGAAGGACGAACAGTATATTCATCATTAGAAAGACCATTATTAATAGCGATTTCTACAGATTCCATGTTATCGTACGGTGTTCCACCTAGTTTTAACAAACCACCGTGGAATGCCAATAAGTTATCATCAGCATAAGTAGGAGTTTCAGCATAAGTGGATTCAATTTTTTTCTCAGTTGTAACTACCCAATCGCTAGTGTAATTTGCAATTTCTCCTTGGTTAACTGAGATAGTTAACGTATTCAATTTAGCATTTACTAGCCATACATACAGGGTATCACCAACATTCTTTTCAATTGTCCAAAAGTCAACATAGTCAGTAGGTACAACTGTAGAAATTCCTGTAGAACCGCTAGGTTCACAAGATGATTCGTCACTACTTAATGCCATTTGGCAAAGCAATCCTAAGTCAGTAGTTCTAGCATATCCACCAAAACCACCAGAAATAGCATAACCACCAGCTACAGCACCAGTACGGTCACGACCTCTACCAATTTCATTTTCAGCAACCATTGGGTTATTTTCGGCGGTAAAACTTTCCTCTGTGATAACAAAGAAGTCAGTAATAGTAGGTGTATAAGAATCGAGTTCAGCGTCAGTAATTAACTCTGATTGAACCCCTACACCTAAATGACCAACTAAACCAGTAATTGTCATTTAAATTATTCACCCCCTTTCCTATCTTGGAGTTTTTCTATCTGTAAATACCATAAATTGTATCCATGCTACGGCAGTATAATCTTCATTCATACCAAACTTAGAAAGTTTAACAGTTTCAATTTTTGAGCCATAAACACTTTCGTTATTATTATTATCGGCTAAATTGTCTAATCTTTGATTATAACGTAAAGTTTCTTCTATTCGTTCTAGTATAGTATTTCTTTCTAAGAGACAGGCTGTTTTATCTTCATTATAACATAGTACAAAAATATTTACAATATACTCTCTGGTACAAGCACCACCAATTTGTTCTGTTTGTGGATTTATCCCATCACAAGTTACAACAATTCTTGGGTATTCTTCATACTCATCCCAATCTATTAAAGTATCGTGTATTCCTTGCACAACAAATGTATCAACATCAGTTATAGTTGCAGTAGTTAGAAGATTTATTATTTTATTTTCTAAAGATTCTATTAACATTGATTAACTCGCAAATAAGTAGTTTAAATGCTTTTTAAAAATATCTTTAATATCTTCTTTTTCATTCCTATTTAAATCGTCATCTTTTCTTGGCATAAAAGGTCTTGGTTCTATAGCACTTCCATACCAACCAGTACCACCATACATATGAACATAATATTTAGCTGCATTAGGAGTTCCCCAATTACCCCCACCTAAAACTACTTTTGGATTTAAACCACCCCTAATTTCTTGAATTGCTAAAGAAGAAGTTGCAAAACCATACATTTCCCAAGAGGCTCTTAGTATTGGCCCATCTTCATATGAACGTCTTCTACGCCACTCTATAGTAGAATTTTCTAATTGTTTCCAAGGATTTCCTCCAATACCCTCTTCTTGAAAGTATCTTTCATTTACATTTTCAGCAATATACTCTCCTACTTCTTCCATAGCATTTCTAGTATGTATTTGTGTCTTTACTTTATCAAAGGCGAGTAAAGCTGCTAAGGCTTTATTATTTATGTGAGAAGGGTCTATGTTTAATTCTGAAGTAGCAACCCCAAGTTTACTTTTTTGCGACATTGAAACTACCAATTTATCCCATAGTTTTGAATTGCTATCAGGTAACCATACCCAATGGTTACCTAAATCACCAGAAGTAAACTGATAAGGATTACCAGAAATAAATCTACCTTTTGCATCTCTAAATCCAGCCATTATGAAGTCCAATCACCAGCGGGGTCTGCTGCTCTAGGAATAAGATAACCAGTAAATTTGCTTCTTCTTACTAAGTCTCCAATTATTACATCACCAGAAGAATCTTCATCAAGCATATTTTTAGTGGCTTCTTCTAGTTCTTTTTTTAAGTAGTCAATTAATTCTAACGCTCTATAGAATAATTGAGTAGATTTTTGATTAGCTCCACTACCAGTTTGTAAATCAAATTTACTTGCATATTCTCCAGCTTTAGCCCACCAATATTCTATAGCAGCATATATTACTACTGGATATTTATATTGTTCAGAAATTGAATCAAAATCATTCCAAGGAGTTGCATAATCTCTAGAGATTAAAAAAGTAGCATTATCTAAAAATCCTTGCACTCTAGAATCACTCCAAGGGCTTTGTTTTTCCATTTGGCCTGTTTTTTGAAGAAATATGTCAATATAATTAGGTATAATATACCTCCATTACCAAACGTCTTTAATTTTAGGGTTTTGCTTATTTTGAAGTAAGAAGTTTCTAACCTCTGTAGAAACTTTTTGTTTCTTACCTTTAGTTAAAATATACCATTTTCCGCCATAAAATGACCTACTATCTCTAATAGGCGTAACTTCAACCATAGAATTCTTTTCTTTTACTTCTTCTACCTCTATAACAGAAGGAGCAGAAAAAAGTTTTTCTATATCTTCTTCTGAGGGAATTAAAGTCTCTTCATTAAGTTCTTCAAGGTCTTTAAGTGTATCCTCATCTCTAATTGTAACTTTTTTTGCTTTCGCCATTAAATTCTCCTTTATTAAATATGGGGGTAGACAATATAATAAGTATATCATCTACCCCCTAATTTGTCAACACAATACTTTTTTAAGCAGTTTTAATTGCTACAATATTGTCTTCGTTAAGAACACCGTATCCAAGAATAGAATACCATGCTAAATCACGCTCTCTACCGAAGTCTACGACTCCGTTATCACGCATTTCAACTGGCAATGCAACAGCTTTACCAAAAGCGTTATCGCCAATCATAATAGCAGTATAGATATCTATCGGAGTAGCAGCAGAATTTTCATCAATACTTACTTGTGTAGTTTCAATAAAGACAACATCATCAATACGACCGATTTCTCCATTATACATACGTTGGGGGTCTAGCTTTCCAACTGTAACCCAATCTGGGTCATCACGTAATCTACGACTTTGATGAGGATGTACGAAACATGCCCAATGGTCATTATTAATCTTTTGTGCGTTATTGGTAGCAAGAACCTCCACAGCGTCTTTAATCTCTTCTAAAGATAGATAGTCATCTGAGCCAACTTCGTCAACAGAAGATTGGTCATCAGCAAATACTGTAGAACCAACACCGCCTTCAAGCGTATCTCTAGCTAAACCGTCAATCACTTTAGCATAATCTTGACCAAGCAATTTAGCAGTATCAGCCATTACATCCGTAAATGCAGTAACCAACAGCATGTTAGAAACGGCAACAGCGTTACCATATTCATATACAGCGATTGATACTTGTGAACCTGCAAGTGCTTGAGTAGAAAGTGCAACACCCTCAGTTAGAAGTCCACCAGCACTTAGGTTATCATATCTGAAGAAAGTAATTTGCTTACCAGGAGTAGCAGAAAGGTCGGTTTTTACTTTAGCGAATTGGTCAAATCTTAGTACAGGTTGAGCCTGAAACATAATATCTTTCGAATAAATAGTAAGAACTACTTCAGAAAGTCTAATGTTTTGACTATTAGTACCAGTACCATCTAATGCAAGAGCAGTAGTTAATTGGTCTGTCATTCTAGTTATTCACCCCCTTTCCTATTTGTCTATAATTATGATTTTTTTAAAGCCTCTTGTAAATATTTC